AACCCTTCAACAGCAAGGTTGCCGTTAGCAATGCCTGGGAATGTTACAAGCTCCGATCCAGATGGCACGTTGATCGTTTGGGGTATGTTGGTGAATGTGCGGGTGAATTGCAGCATGCCGCCCGTCTGGCTGGTGTGGTTTGTATCTCCAACGAAAAAGGCGTTACTGTCTGCTGGAAATGGTAGCTCAAGCACGCCGGCGCTTAACGCGCTGGACATGGTGGCATCTAGTTCCAACTGGCTAGCAACGTAATCGCTGGCACGCTGTATACAGATCATGTTGTAAACCTTGGTGTCGCTGTCTCCGTCGGCTATAAAAGGATAGCTGATAAAGGTGCCGTCAGTCGCAATGACGCTGGCGATTGATGCTTGAATGTATGGGATGCTCATTTGATTAACATTGTAACGATTTGTTTATTGATCCTAGCTCGGTAATGATCTTGTCAAGTTTGTCAAGTGATGGGTCTTTGCCGCCTCCTGGTTTCTTTGGGCCTGCTGGAACAGGTTTGCCACCGCCTCCTGGTGCGTTGGGGTCTGCAACTCCGCCGCCACCGCCTGGGATCGGTTTCCCATCTGGGCCAATGGGGTTTCCATCAAGGTCAAACATCTTTGGAGCGTCAGCACCTTGCTTCTTCCAGTCTTCCAGCGCTTGTTCACCTGCTTTTTTGATGTCTCTTTGCTCTTGGAGTTCCTTGTCTCTCGCTTTCTTTGCATCAAGCAGTCCTGGCCGCTTTCTTTTCTCTTCTGATACGTTTCGCTCGGCAGCAATCTCTGCCCTCTGCCTTTTCTTTTCCTCCTTGGCTTTTGCTTTCTGGATTTTATCAAATGCTTTCTGCTCCTTTGGTGTGACGAATCCGCTCTGGTTAAGGTCTGGGCCTGCATTAATAGCTGCAAGCTTTCCTGCAATGACTCTGGCTTTTTCAATCGAGATGCCAAATTCATCCATGATGGCAAGCGCCTCTTTCTCTTTGTCGATTCTTCCCTGTAGTTCTCTAGCTAGTGCATCGTTGCCGTTGGCTTGTGCGTTCAATAACTCAAGCTCTAAGTCTTTCTGTGTTTCAAGGTGTGCGTTTTGATCTTGTAATATTTTTGAGGCTTCATCTCTGCTGATTTTGTGCTGATTCATCAGCGCCACGATCTGAGTCTCGGTGTCCAGTTCTTTCTGTGCTGCTGCGATTCTGTTTGGATCGCCACTTGCTTTGGCAAGTTGTAGCTCCAGGTCGAGCTTATTTGTCTTGGCTTCTATTGCCTCCTCTTCAGCTTCAAGGGCTTCATCGGTTAAATCTCCTTGCAGCCCAGCTTGATCAGTAAGAAGTTTTTCAACTTCAAGTTCCTTCTGCGCCCTTTCAACCTGCCCCTTGTCCTCAAATGGGTCAATGGCGCTGATCTCTTTTCTTAGTTTTAGAATTTTATCTTGTGTGGCAATTATCTTGTCTTGTGTTGACATTGCTGAAAGCTCACGCTTCTCACGCTCATCGGCAGCCTTCTGTTCTAGTCCCGCTGACTTTTCTATGGATTTCTGCCAACTGTCTGCGTTCTTTTTTCTTTCATCTCCAGATTTTTTAAGCCTCGCAATCTCTGCCGCCGTCATTGCACTGCTCTCTGCATCAACCTTCTTGCCGCCTGCAATTTGCTCATCTATGTTTTCGTGGATTGCGTCTTTTATTCTACCAAGCGAACCCACTGCGCTTACTTTTAGCTCCTCATAGGCAGCCTTGCCAGATGTTGCCCATGTCGCTGGGTTGAGTGCTGCAATTATGACTTTGCCTAAAAGCTTAAAATTGTTTGCTATTTCTATAGCTGTCTGGGTCGCCGCCACCACCATGTTTTCAAAGTATTGATATACCTCAGCAGTCCAAACTGATGCGGTCATTGAAAACTGGCTGCCCGTTTTGTCTATTACTGCCTGCGCCCTTTTGGCTGCTGCAATCTGTTTATCACTAGCAATTACAGCATCGTCACCCATTTTCAAGATGCCGGCACTGCCCTGTTCAAGAAGTGGCAACAACTCATACATGGCGTCGCCAAACTCATCAGCGCCAAACCTACTGAGACTTCCTGTTGCGTTTTTAATTGCATCAGAAAAAGCTAAAAACCTTTCCGCCGCAGGCATCTTGGCCAGTTCCCCCATGTCTAGCCCTAGCTCCTCTATTAGCTCAGCAAAAGAACCGCCACGCATAATTCCATCCTGAAGTTTCACGTCTAGGTCTTTCATCGCGTCGGCAAGCCTTTCTGTGTCAACACCTGTTTGCTTTGCCGCAAAAGCCAACCTTTGGAACATCTCTGTGCTAACGCCCAGACGGTCAGCCGCCCTTGCCATATCTGTCAACTTCTCAATCGACTTTTTCATTCCAACAAATACACCAGCACCAATAACCAGCCCTGTTTTGAAGAATGTGGCAACAGACTTCAGCTTCTCCATGCTGCGCGCTGAGAAGTCAGCAATGCCGGCTTTCACTTTGTCCAAGCTTGTTTTCACGCCGGCAGTTGCCAGCGACATGCTCATTTTGATTTCACTATTTGCCATTGTTTAAGCTGTTTAAATATTTTGATTTGAGCGCCCTCAGTGAGTCGGCTTCAAGAAGTTTGTAACCTGGGATGGTTGAGAGTCTGATGGTGCGCTGCAATGAGAACGCTTTGCGCAATGGCATCTTTAAAATGTCATCTGGGTGCAGGCTGTAACGGGTTGCCAATTCATCAATCATTGATGCCTCACCAGATGTCGGTGATATCCTGTTGGATTTGCCCATGCTTGAGCCGCTGGCATCAATAGGGAACTCGTCGAGCGATGTTTTGATGTGTTCGGTTAATACGTGGATCATTGCTGCCGCCTCGCTTTTGTTTCTTAGCGTTTTAATGATGCGCCGCTGTAACCAGAATAAGCGCCACTGAGCCAGCCACTTGTTGTGAGTGAACCGCTTGCAGTTCTTCCATACATAATCGACAATAGATGGCACTGTTGGCTCGTTGCTGTAAAGCAATGGCGACTTAATGGCGAGCAGGTCAAACCAGTTCTGCACTGTCATCTGCGTGAGCGTCTCACCGGCAACGATGTAATCTTTTGTATAGCTCGACCAATCAAGCTGCCTGTTTAGTTCAAGGCGCTCTCGCTCTGCTTGGTATTCTTGTGCGATGGTCATGCTGTTTTAAAGAAAAAGCCCCGCCCGCTTTTGGGCGAGCAGGGCCGAAAACCTACGTCAAAAAGTTTTGTTATTCGCTATCCTTCGCCTGCTTCTTTGCTTTCGGCTTTGGCTTGCTGAGTGATTCAGCGATGCCGCGCTTTATGAGGTCGAGCGCAACGCCTTCGCGGATGTCCACGATGGTTTCAGCGTTCTCAATCTTGCCTGCAATCGAGTGGTCTTGGGATAGCTTAATTTTCATCGTTTATGCCTGATAGGTGACTAGGACAACGCCAACACTGAATGTGTCGAATGCGTCCTTGCTGCGATTTACGTTCACACTATGCACGACAAGCGTGGAAGCTGTGCCGCTGCGGTCGAAGTCGTAAGTAAACTCTGTGCCTTCTGATGGTAAAACTGTGGTGTCGGTGGCGCGCTGTAATGTCATCGTGCCCTCGATTGGTGTGCCAGTTTCACGAATCATGTAATCAGCGCGGTCGCCAAGAGCGTCGGTGCGGCTGATGATTCGGTTTTCTGTTGCGGAAAGGTTGATATCATCAACCACGTAGGCGATGAGGTTAATGGTGACGGTTTCTAAACCGAGAGGTTGGTCTGCTTGTGAGCTGTATGGAATTGCCATGATCTATGTTTGTTTTGAGTTGGTTTTGCGGTTTCTATTTATGCATTGCCGCTTGCGTTTGTCAATGTTGAAAAGTTACACGGGCCACGCCTCTGGTAAGATTGAGAAGTCGCCTTCGTATGTCAGCACGGTTTCATCGTAGCTGTTGTCATATGCTGTGTAGTTGGTTTCGGCGGCAACAAGCCGGTTGATCCAATAAAGGGTGATCTGATCGTTGAGGCTTGCGCCCTCAGCTGCCCGTGAAATGCTGAGAAGGTTGCGCACCTTTGCCACTAGCTCGCGGTGGTAACGGCTGAATGCTGCACCTGGCACTGCGTTCTCGATGCGGTCGGTGTGGATGGTGATGCTAACCTCGTAGTCATAGTGATCATATTCCAAGTTGCCATCTGGCTTCTCGCTCATATGCTCGTCATCTGAGATACCTCCGAGGCTTACTTGCACGCCAACATAGTCATCACCCAGCCGTTGCGGGTCGTTAGCTGTTGCCAACTCGATGCCGTTGGCAAGAAGAAATTCGTAGAATGACTGCTCAAGATTGCCCTCAAAATTAAAAACTTCCTCGTTTGATGTGGCTGGCATGGTGTTTTCTATAATAAATAAAGCTGTTTGTCAAACCACTTTGAAGTTGGAGTCCTTTGCTGCTTGCTTCATTACATATTCACCACGCTTGACAGCCTTGATTAGCCTGTTTTTTCTTATCGCTGGCAGTTTACTGATTGTGTGAAACAAACCACCAGCCCTGCCTGTGATTATTCCCTTTGAGCCTTTGGTGTCTTTCTGCACTGTGCCTGTGCCTGAAACTGTTCCCATGTGTTTTTTTACCCATGCAGGAACAGCTCCCTTAGCCCCTAGTGCCACCGACGCCTTGGCAAATGCTGCTTTAGCAATACCAACCTTTTTCTGTTCTTCTTTAACGTATGCAGCAAATACTACATCTGATACCCAGTAACGCATTGGCCCCTTCAATGGCTTCGTTCTGTTATTTGCTCTTTGGTTTGCGTTGTGCCATGCCCTTAATGATCCTACGTCGTCAATAACGCCTTTGGAAATGGTTATGCTACCACGGAGAATTGGTCTGCCGCCCCAAGACCGCTTTGCTTTGGCTATGACATTAGCCGGCTTTATGGTGCATATCCATTTGATGTCCATGTAAACAGCCCACTTGCCCATCTTCTCGTCTGCTTTTTTGCCGATGGCTGTTCCTTTGTTGTTTGGAAAGGTGTCAAATGGTGGTGTAAATTTTGCCACTTCACGCGCCAGAATGCCAGTCTGCTGCTTAATGAACTCTTTCTCGTCTTTGCCTAGCTTTCTAGCAAGCAATCTCGCCTTCTGCTGAAAAACAGAATCATCAATGTCGATGTCCTTACTTTTAGCCATCTTTGCGCCTCATTGTGATGTCGTAGCTTTCGATGTCATCTTGAACCTCGGTGATCACGTATGTTTTACGCTCGTTGACTCTGATGAGTGTCTCGCCTATGCGCGGAGCATTGGTTAATTCTGACTTGAGGCACACCGCCACTGTGGTCACCTCATCCTCGTCACCGAAAACATGCCTTGTGACGTCCATATCTGACTCCTCAAAGGAGGCTTGGAACTGATTGCCACCAATGCTGGCTGGCTCTCCGATGACCCTGAGCGTGTGTGTAATGCCCATCTTGGCGAAATTCTTAAAGCTGCTCATGTTGTCAATCATAATAAATGCCAAGCCTGTTTTGTCAATACTTGAAAGCAGGCACAAAAAAAGCGCCACCCGTTGCCAGGTGACGCCTTGTGTTGTTATGAATAAACTTATTTGCTTTTCTTAGCTGCTTTCTTAGCTGCCGGTGGCGAGCTGTTTACCTTGCGCTTGTCGTGCGGGTTTTTGATCCATAGTTGGACTTCGCCTGCCTCATCGCAATTCTTGAAAGCATCAAGTGCAACGTCAGCGTTATCAGAAACCGCCAGCAACTTGTAGTCGCCGTTCGGCTTCTTAATGATAGTAATGCTTGGCTTGTTCATGATTAAGCTGTGGTTACGCGAACGCCGTAATCTACACCCTTAGCAACGCCGTAAAGGAGGTTGCAGTTGTAGTATAGGATGCCGTCAGAGTCATACCAGCGGCGGAACTGGACTGGAAGCCCAAGACCTGGGATGGTGACTGTCTCAACTTCGATGCCTGCTTGTGCAGCCATTTCAGAATCAACTGTGCGTCCAGCCATGAGAAGAGCGTTCTTCTGGAAGGCGAAGGCGGCGAGGTTCTCAGCATTGGCATCAGCCAAGTCTGTTTCGTGAACGTCGAAGCGTGCAACGCGTGGAACGGTTGCGTTCTGCTTGTCAGCGATGATTCCTGGGATCTCTGCGCTGTTCATGGACTTAACCAATGATGCGTAGTAGCTAGGATTCATGAAGATGCTGCGTCCATCCTTGGATGCCTTCTTGGTGTCGGTCAGAGTAGCTCCAAGATCAGCGAGGTCGTCGCGATCGAAGTTGGCTGCTGTGATAACGGAAGCAGTTGAAAAATTGGCCACAGTGACCAAATCCCAAATATCGCCGAATACCTTGTCACCGAGTGCCTGAAGGGCTGGCTCGATGAAGAGAGCATTTAGGTTGATAGCTGATTTGCTGCGCTCTACGTCGGTGAAGCCATAGGTGAAACCGTAGTGGGTTCCGAGCGTGATTGTAGCGGCGGTCATTACCACATCGGATGATGCTGTCTTGTAGCCTGTGCTCATGTCAGCAGCAGTCGGCTTGGTTGGGTAACGAGTTGTTACTGATTCGCCGGCGTCTCTTACGTCTGAAGAGAAGTCAGTGGTCAGTGCGGAAAGAGGGGCAAAGCAAGACTGAAGTCCGTTTAAGCTCTCTTGTGCGATTTCTGCTAGGTTTGCCCCAGCGATTGTATTAGCCATGTTTTATTTTGGTTGGTGGTTGGTTGGTTATGATTTGCGATGCTTATTCTCGGCATACCAAACGTTTTTAGCGTCAAGCCCTTGCTCGTCGCCAACTCGTTTGTATTCTGCCCAAAACTCATCGCTTGAGATTTTGTTATTTTCTTCGTCGCCTAAGTCGGCAACTGGTGCGTGTGCGGTCACTTGGACAAGCTCGGCTGCCTTAGCCGCCACTGCCTCTTCGGTGATTTCCTTGGTTTGCTCGATCTCAGCGTCTTTAGCTTCAAGCTCTGCCGCCTTGGTTTCTGCCTCGGCTGCTTTAGCTTCAAGCTCGGCTGCGACCTTCTCGACGGATGCCTCTGCGGCTTCCATTGTCAATGCTGCTGAAGCAAGCTCAGTGGTGATTTCCTCGACCTTAGCTTCAAGAGCCTGGTTGATGACAACCTGCTCAAGTAGGTCTGCGGAGATTTCTGTGCTTGCCTTGCTGATTGCGTCGATCTGCTTGGTTAGTGAAACGACTTGCTTCTCGGCTGGCACTTTGATCTCTGCACCTTCTGCCATTGCTGTGATGTCGCCGGCTGCTGCGCGTAGGCCTGTGCTGATGTGATCAACAAACCCAGCGTCAAATGCTTCTTGTGCTGTGAACCAGGTTTCCTCGTCCATGAGGTTCTTTAGTTCGTCAACCTCGTATTGACTGCGACCGTATGAACTGAGAATGCTGGCGCTCATCTTGTCAAGCAAGTCAGCGTCGGCACGTAGTTCATCAGCGTCACCCATTGAGAACGTCCACGGGTTGTGGATCATTAGCAAGGCGTTGTCTGCCATGTGAACTTCGTCGCCTGCCATAGCGATGACTGATGCCATGCTTGCTGCGAGTCCATCAATGTGAGTGATCACTTTTGCTGGATGGCGTTGTAGTGCATTGAACATTGCGTTGCCGTCAATGACTGAGCCTCCAGGTGAGTTGATGCGGAGGTTAATCACCTCTGCGTTAATATCTTTTAGCTCGTCAACGAATTGCTTTGCGTTAACATCAAATGACCCTATTGCGTCATAGATGCTGATTTCAGCGGAGGTTTCACCCTCGGCTGCTGTCATATTATACCATGTCTTGGTCATCTGTTGTATCTTGGTTGTTGTTGTTGTTGTCTTCTTGCTCTGGGACTACGTCACCAGGCATTGTAAGAATTGCTAAATCTGTAGGTAATAAACCGTATTCCTCTGCCACTTGTTTTTGCATGACAAGCTCTTTGGCTCGTTGTAATACCACATCCTCAAAGCTCTCGCCTCTGCGCTCTGTGATGTCTGTTGCTGTAATGAGTCCAGCGCGAAGGTCTTCAATATCTGCCTTGCGCATTCTACCCTCGTCAACAGTGAACTCTGCCGGCTTGGTGAAGGTTACTTTCCACCAGTCTTTAGGTAATGAGTAAACACCCATCTTGGCACGCTTAGCAATGATGTATTGAGCACATCGCTTGTATCCGCTTTCGAGTGTCTCGCGTCGTGCTGCTATTGATTTGTTAATGTCTGCGCTGAAACCACGCACGCCAGCACCGCCAACGGCTGAACTGTCTAGCATTTCTCTTCGCCAGCCAAGGGCGTAAAATGCCGATTGCTCGACAAGCTGAGTGAACTTTAACCAACCCTCTGGTGGGTCGTTTGCTGTGTGGGCTTTGAGTGAGCCACCATTCTTGATGATGCGGATCATGCCGCTGTCCATGTAGGTTGTCGCTGGTGTGCTTGATCCTCCTCCTATGCCAAGTGCATTGCGTCCGATGTCGCGTGTGCCTGACTCGGTTGATTCAACTAACGTTAATATGCTGTTGATTTTTTGTTTCATCTTCTGCGCGTCGCGTGTCTCGCTGAGATCATACCAGTCGAGAATTGCCGCCGCGATTGTTGGCGTGCCACGCCCTTGGCTGAACCATTCCATGTCGGTGAAATGAACCACTGAGTTTGCTGGGATATCTTGGAAGCCTTTGGCCCTGCTGTCGTCTTTAACTCGGTAAGCAATCGGTGCCATATAGTCATTGACAATAACGCCTGTAAGAATCCTGCGCCCGTTGTATGCTGGGTTGTCGCTGATGTATCCATCACGGCAGTCACCCCAGTCGCCAACGCGGTGAGCTTCTAAAAATTGCAGCTTGGGGAAACCCGTGTCTGGCTGCTCGGTAAGTATCACAAAGAAGTCACCATCCACGTCGAGCAGCTTGCTGCCGCGCCAGATGTTCTTTCTAAATCCAAAGTTGCTGCCCCTCAAGTCGAAGGCTTGATCGAGCTTTTTAAAATCTTCTTCGACTGCAAGGGCAAAGTCAGTATCAGCACTAAGTGATTGCAGCCGCCAGCTTCCACCATAAACGTAATTTGCCTTTTGCTTAACTGCGCCGGCAATGCTGCTGAATGATTGGTAAATGTATCGACTGTCACCAAGCATCATCTTGTGACGGTGTGCCGTCATCATGTCGGCAATGTCGTTTGACAAGTTGTTGGTGTTGAGCCTGCGCTGGTCGTTACGCCCGCCGCTGTAAAACTCGCTGCTCCCGCCTCGGTATTGTTGCG